GGCTCAAACGCTTACTGGCCGAGGTGTCGGTGAATGTGATTTATTAGAAGAAGCACGCTACCGCTGTAACCCATCAGCTTGCAAAAAGAAGATCTTTGACGTTGACGCTGAAGCCCTACGCCCACACATCCGTGCCATTCTCCAAGATGAACTAGCTGGGGCCGCGATCTCGTACCCAAGTCTTAGTGATTTTTGGAATACACGCTGGAAGTGGTGTGTGAACGGTTCACATTCTGCAGTCCTAGGTAAGAAAGATGCACGCTTTAAAGTTGATATTCCAGCACAGCAGGTACACCGCCGATGTGTCATCGAGCAACTTGATAGTGAGCCTATTAGTACTTGGGACGGCAATGCCTTATTCAGTGGTTCACTTAAGCTAGAACATGGTAAGTTACGTGCCCTGTTTGCTTGTGATACATTGACGTATTTCTGTTTCGAACACTTGCTTCGCCCTGTTGAAAAAGCCTGGCATGGGTATCGTGTTATTCTAGACCCAGGACATGGCGGTAATGTTAATATTGTTACGCGTATCCGTAGGCTGCAAGAATCCGGGGTGTACAATGTCATGCTGGACTACGAGGACTTTAATAGTCAGCACAGTGTTAGAAGTCAGCAGGTACTTTTTGAGGAACTGATACGTCTTGTCGGTTATGATGTGGCCCTTGGTACAAAGATCGTGGAATCTTTTGCGAAACAGGATGTTTATGTTAATGGTAAACGTGTTGGTCGGATGTACGGCACATTGTGCTCAGGACACCGTGCGACTACATTCGTCAACTCAGTATTGAATGCGGCATATATTTCATATGTTATGGGGGGTTACGAATCGTACAAATCAATCCATGTCGGTGATGATGTATATATTGCTTGTCCTACTGCAACTGCTGCGGCTAAGTTGATAACAGCAGTCGGTAGAAGTGGATTACGTGTGAATCCAACTAAACAATCGGTTGGTACGTACGTAGCTGAATTCCTGCGTATGGCTGTTTGTGAGGATCATAGCTCTGGTTATGTGGCTCGTAGCATCTCAAGTGCTATTAGTGGTAACTGGCTTACCCTTCACAAGCAGTCGCCTGACGAATTCTTGCGGACAATGGTCGCACACGCTTGGACTATTGGAAACCGCGCTATGTACGCACCTTTGGGTCTAGTACTGACGCACGCTCTGTGTCGTATCACGGGCTTGAAACGTGGGCGACTCTCTGCTCTGCTTACCGGTACTACCGCTCTTGCTTCGGGGCCGTGCCGAGGTTGTAAGGACTATTTCCGATCTTATGATGTACTGGTATCAAAGCCAAATTTACACACTCAAGATTATTATAATGTCCTTGACACATTACCTCAGCACGCGTCTGAAGATTATCTAACTCATGCTACCTCTCCCCTTGAGATAATAGCGCTAAAAGCT